GATGTGCATAACCGGAGAAAAAAATGAACGCTCAAAGAGAAATAACCAAATTAAAAAGAGAAAACGAAAGGTTGCAAAAACAGATAAAACTTTTAGCGATTGGCTTAGATGTTGTTCTTTGTGCTAACGCAGATATTGGCGAAGGAGATCACGAAGCGTGGGAATGCGAGATGAGAGAGCATGAAGGCAATCCAAATAGTAGTTCTGCAAGTGTTTGGAACGAATTAAAAAACCTTTAACCGGAGAGCAAAAGATGACAATACTATTTCTAGAACAAGAGAAAGAGTGGGAGCAGAAGCAAAAGCGTTTTTTCGCGCACTGTGAGGCGTATATTTTTGAGAACAATGAGATAGCTTGGGATTATGTTCCAGAGTGGGTAATCGAAGAAGGCATAGATCTTTACTTTGGTCCGAAAGCAGATATTGGTTTTTATGAAGATGCTGTTAGCAAGCTAGACCCAGGTGATTATGCACAACTCATTGTTAATGTTGCAAAAAACGAAACAAATGATCTAGAGGCTGCGTCAGAGCTTAAAAAGAACATAAGAAGTTTGCTAATCAACTGGATACATAGATATGTCGATGAAAAGCTAGAGACAGCAGGTGCTGGCTATGATCCTGCTGAACAGTCCAGGGAGCCGTACTAATGAGAAACTATCTGGCTTTGGTAGTAATCATCATTCTTTACGGCATAGTCTCGGAGATGGACTATCAGGATGAAGTAAGTAGTCAAATAGTGTATCGTTGCGGAGATACCTGCAATGATTGAGTTAAGACCGCATCAAGTGGAGGCTGTTAATGCTCTCCGGCACAGCCTCCGCTGCGGTCACCTTAGACCAATACTCGCCGCACCTTGCTCAATGGGCAAGACGATGGTTGCAGCGTTTATCATGTTAAGCGCTGCTCAGAAAGGCAAAAGGTCAATGTTTTTCTGCGATAGGCTAAAATTGTTGCATCAAACAACGGAGACATTTAGAAAGCTCTCCTGTGACTTTTCAGTCTTACAGGCAGATGATCCACGTTATGATCCTTCCAAGCTAATACAAATAGCGTCTATACAGACAGCTACCAAACGCAATATAGACTTTGACCTGGCGATAGTTGACGAGTGCCATACGCAGTACAAAGGTCTCATAGACATTATGCAGCGTTGGACCAACATCCCATTTATAGGTTTATCAGCTACTCCATACTCCGTTGGCCTGGGAGCCAAAGGTAAGTACGATGATTTAGTCTGTACCATTACTCCAAGGCAATTAATACAGCAAGGATGGTTAGCGCCAACAGACTATTACGTTGGTAGGTCTGTCAGCACTGACGGAGTTAAGACCAGAGCTTTGTCAACTGGAGGCTCGGATTATGACCCAGAGGAGCTAGGCAACAAGATGCTGAAGGATGATACCTTAGCAGGTGACATTGTTGAGAATTACCGGAAGCATAGCAACAACCTTACCAGGAGAGCTATCGCGTTTTCACCAAACATCGCGTACAGCAAAAGCCTAGTGGAACGCTTTAATAAGGCAGGTATAACAAGCCATCATATAGATGGTTATACCCCGGATGAAGAAAGACAGGTTTTGTATGAGGATTTTAAGAAAGGACGCTTTATGGTCCTAAGTTGTAGTCGCTTGTTGGGAGTAGGCTTTGATGATCCTGGTGTTGAGGTGTTGATTGACTGCTTCAAAACTCGTAGCCAGAGTGCTTTTATCCAGAGAGCCGGGCGCATCTGGAGAATAGCGGAAGGCAAGGAAAGAGCTTGTTATTTGGATCATGCTGGGAATGTCTTGGAGCATGGATTCCCGGAGGACATAGTACCAGAGAGCCTAGACGATGGAGAAAAGAAGTTTGCCGAAAGGAACCAGGTGAAGAAAGAGGACGTTGAGCTTGAGGTCCACGAATGTCCTCAGTGTAGTGCAGCGTATACCGGGCGCAGGTGTGAGTGCGGATATGAGCTGCCACGCAGCGCTCGGATACTGAAAGATGATGGTACAGAGCTGAAGAAAGTAAACCGATTGGCTACCAAGCAAGAGAAGCAAGCGTTTCTAAGCGGTCTGATTAAGCATGGGCTGGATAAAGGCTATAAGGATGGTTGGAGTGCATACGCTTACAAACAAAAGTACGGTGTGTGGCCTAGAGGACTAGACAAAGTAGCCAGCTCAGAAATACCAGTAGAGGTTAGAGGCTACATCCAGCACTTAAATATCAAGAACGCAAAGCGGAGAGAGGCTCAGAGATGAAGATCAGAATTACTTTCGATTTAGACGAGTATACGAGAAGAGGCATTGCAAATAACTACAACGATTTTAAAGAAGGCGATAATCCTCCTGCTGACTATAAGACTTGTAAATCATGGATTGAATCTATTATCGATGGAGAGAAAGAGTCTTTGGATTTTTACCGAGAGCTAGAGCCTTGGGAGATAGAGGAGCAGGAGGCTCGAAGATAATGTGGTATAACAAAGTGTTGGAAAGACTTGATGGTGTTGTGAGCTGCGGAGAGGAACGGTGGAAGGCAAAATGTAACGTCCATGAGGATAGCTCTCCTAGTCTGAACATTACAGTTAAAGACAGAAAGTTGCTAATGCACTGCTTCAGTTGCGGTGCAAAAGGTGATAGTGTGGTAGAATCTATGGGTCTGAAAGTTTCTGATTTGTTTCAGGACCAGAGAGAATACAAGCCTGATCCTCATTTTATGTTAAAGAAAACACAGGAAGAGGATGATATGTTCATTCCTATCTATCAGGCAGCTAAGGCTAAAGGAGAGATTCCTTGCCATAGTGATTACAAACTATACCAAGTAGCTATGTCACGAAGGAGACAGAGACAAGCCAAAGGTATCTATCAGAACATTGTTGAAGTAAAAGGTTTCAATGAGTTTTAGCTAAATGCCTAGACCAGAAAGAAAGTTTACAGATGAAGAAATTGACGAGATAGAAAAACTAGCACCGTCATTAACTCAACAACAGTTAGCTGACTACTTTTCTATATCTATCAATACTTTAAAGCAAATAATGAAAAGAGACCAAAGAGTTTCTGACAGTTATAACCGTGGTCTGAGCAGAGCTGGCATACTAATGATAGAGAAGCTCTACGATAAGGCGATGGAAGGTGACTACCAGAGCATGAAACTATGGCTATCTCAACGTATGGGATGGACCGAGAAGTCCAGGCAAGAGATCTCTGGGCCTGATGGAAATCCAATAGATGTAGATACTCAGATCACCATAGAAGTTGTGGAGGCATGAGATGCCGCTCAAAGAAGGTAGTGGAAAGAAAAGCATAGAGGATAATATCCGAAAGCTGCTATCTGAAGGCTACAAGCAAAACCAAGCCGTAGCTATTGCGATGAGCAAAGCTATCAAGAAGCCTCCCAGTGGACAAGCTGCGGAGCACAAACAATCCGATAAATGAACGAACTCAAGATCCAACTTCCTAAGCCTTTGCAACGCTTCCTCAAGCCAAAGCGTTATAAGGTAGCTCTGGGAGGTAGAGGCTCAGGCAAGTCTATGTCGATTGCTGACCTATGCCTGGTAGATGCTATGCGGCAAGGAATCAAGACTTTGTGTTGTAGAGAGTTTCAAGCCTCTATAGATGACAGTGTTCATGCGCTTCTCAAGTCAGAGATAGAAAGGTTGGGTCTGTTTGGTTTTGAGGTTCAAAACACAGAGATTCTGTTTAACGGAGAAACAGCCTTCCGTTTTAAAGGTTTAGCCAGGAATCCAGAGTCCATCAAAAGTGCTCACGGCTTCATGCGAGTGTTTTTGGAAGAAGCTCAGACTGTATCGGCTGAGAGCTTAAAAGCTCTTACACCAACGCTCAGAGCGGCTGGATCAGAGGTTTGGATGGCTGGCAATCCTAGATCAGTGCTAGATCCATTCTCCCAGAGATTTATTAAGCCATATGAGAAACAACTGCGGAGAGATGGATACTACGAGGATGATTTACACACGATTGTTTGGATGAACTACAACGACAATCCTTGGTTTCCTCCGGTCCTAGAGCAAGAACGTGAACACGATCAAAGAACGATGAATCCTGCTCTGTACCGTCATGTCTGGGAAGGCTCCTACTACGATGAGGTAGAGGACAGTATTATTCCAGTAGAGCACTACAATGCGGCTATAGATGCTCATTTAAAGCTAGGCTGGAAGGCAGAAGGCTCAATAGTAGCCAGCCATGATCCGTCAGACACTGGTGGAGACTCAAAAGGTTACGCTTGTAGGCATGGCAACGTAGTGATAGATGTTTGCGAGATGATAACTGGAGAGGCTGCTGAAGGTATGGATTGGGCCTTGAATAAGGCTTTAGATAATGATGCTGATTGGTTTGTCTGGGACTGTGACGGCTTAGGTGTAAGTCTCAAAAGACAAGTGGACCAGGCTTTAGAAAACAAGAATGGTATAGACTATTTCATGTTTAAAGGATCAGAAGGTGTAGAAGATCCAGAATTGCCGTATACTGAAGGCGGCTCTAATCGCAATAAATCAAACAAGGATACGTTTTTCAATAAGCGTAGCCAGTATTGGTGGAGATTAAGAGACAGGTTTTACAATACTTACCTGGCGGTAGAGAAAGGTGAGTATATCAATCCAGAGGATATGATTAGTTTGTCCTCTAAGATAGAAGTCTTAGATCAGTTGCGCTCTGAGGTGTGTAGGATTCCAATTAAGCGGAATAACACTGGCAGGTTGCAAGTAATGAGCAAAATAGATATGGCAAAGAAGCCGTATCAGATACCGTCACCTAACATGGGTGATGCTCTAATGATGGCTATGTATAAGCCGAATACCTTTAAACAGCAGCAAGTCAAAATAGAATTTGAAGGTTGGAATAAATATGGTTGATTACGATAACGGTAAAGAAGAAAGCGATGACAGAGGCAGCGCAGAGGATGATCTAGCATATAAGGCTGGATATTCTGAGCATAGTGATGTGCTGAAGCTGTTGGACCAGTGCCAAGAGTCAGATCAAGACAACAGGGAAGCTGTCAGAGAGGCTCATATCTTTCTAGATAAGAGAGATGGTCAGTGGGAGCCGGAATGGTCAAATAATGTAAGCAACGGTAATAAGCCACGTTATACGTTTGATATGGTCAATCCTATTGTAGATCAGGTGTCCTCTGAGATAGAGCAGAGCGACTACAGTATTAAGGTGTCTCCGGCTGGAGGAGATGCCACAAAAGAGATAGCTATGACTATGGATGGTCTGATAAGAAACATAGAGCAGATGTCTAATGCGTCTACGGTTTACTCTCAGGCAGCTCGTAGTATGGTTATTGGCGGCATGGATGGCTGGAGAGTTGTACAGAAATACGTTGATGACAACTCATTTGACCAAGATTTAGCTATAGAAAAGATAGGAAACTTTGTAGATCGAGTATGGTTTGATCCATCAGCAGAGAGACAAGACAAGTCAGACAGCCGCTACGCTTTCTGTTTGCATCCTATGGCAATAGATGAATATGAGTCTAGATGGCCTGAAGGAAGCGGAGAGAGCGTCCCAGACGATAGAATTTCTGAAGTCTACTATGATAAGGCTGAAGTTATTACGGTTGGAGAGTTTCTTTACCTAGAGTCCAAGGACCGAGAGCTGGCTTTGATGTCTAATGGTCAGGTGCATGAAGTTGATGAGACTTATGAAAAGGTAAAGGATGATCTGCTAGCTATTGGTGTGACAGAGATAAAGCGCAGAACTCGTAAAAAGCATTACGTTTGTAGCAGGTATTTTGATGGAAAAGACTTTTTAGAGGCTAAGAAAGAAACCGTTTTTTGTCGCATACCGATTGTTCCTACCTATGCCAATTTTAAGATATTTGAAAACAAGACTATCTACTGGGGCGTTGTAGAAAAGCTGCTTGATCCGCAAAGAGTGCTGAATTACTCAGTATCAAGAGAAATAGAGGAAGGAGCGCTAGCGCCTAGAGCTAAGTATTGGATGACAATGGCTCAGGCTAGTGGGCATGAGAAACAACTCAAGACGCTAAACACTAACGCTGATCCAGTGCAATTTTACAACGTAGATCCAGAGAATCCTGGTCCTCCACAGCAACAAGGAGGAGCGCAGATCAATCCCGGTCTTAGAACAATCTCTGAGGCAATGCGTGGCATGATAGGACAGAGCGCAGGTATGTTTGCGGCTAACATGGGAGACAATCCTGGTCTACAGTCTGGTGTGGCTATAAACGCTTTACAGGACCGAGGCAGCAATGGAGCGTTCAAGTATTCTAAAGGCATGGAGATAGCAATAGCTGCTACTGGAAAGCTGTTAAAGGATGCGTTGCCTATCATATACGACACAAAAAGACAGGTTAGAGTGCTCAGAGAGGATGAGTCTTTCGACCTGGTGGACCTGAATCAAAAGATTGTAGATGTAGAAACCGGAGAGGTTGAGGTGCTGAACGATCTCTCTGTAGGTGTTTATGATGTCACTTGTACTGCTGGTCCTAACTTCAAGAACAGGCAGCAAGAGACT